TTTTAATGAAATCTCAGTTTACCAAATTTACCCATAAGACTCCACATCTTGTGAAAAAGCAACACCAACTTGATCCCAACTTGGATTTAAAACAGTTAGTTCATCACGCATCAGTTCAGTATGTTGATCGTGATGCTGATGGGGATGTGGACATTTATGATAATCCCAAAAAACCAGTTCCTGATGAAAATCCAATCAAGGACTTTGGAAAGGTATCTAAAACTTTGATCGCAAAACAAAAAGGTGAAATTAAGCATACTAGAAGAGGTATGGCTTATGAAGATCTTCGTAAGTGGTTTGGAACTGGTGGAGAAGGTGGTGTAGGTGGTGGTGGATGGGATCGTTATAATACTAAAGGAGAAAGAATTGGTAAATGTGCTCGTGAACCCGGAGAGGGTAAACCAAAATGTCTTTCAAAAGAAAAGGCAGCAAAAATGTCCAAGGATGAGATTGCTGCTGCTGTAAGAAGAAAAAGAAAATCAGATCCAGTAGCAGATCGTCCAGGCAAAGGAGGAAAACCAAAGATGGTATCCAATAAGATCAAAGAAGAAACTCACGAATCAGCTCTTCCTGATTGGAATGGTCCCATGTTCTCAGCAAATCAAAAGAGATTTTGTCCAAAGTGCCAAAAGAATGAAACTCAAATGGAGTGTAAATATGGACCGAAGTATTGGGCATTATATTCATTACCATCATCAATCATTACGAATCAAATGAAATACGATATCGCACAACTTCATCCAGCAAATGAAGAGAAAGATCCTTGCTGGACTGGATATAAACAAGTTGGTATGAAGAAGAAAGGTGGAAAAAAAGTTCCTAACTGCGTTCCAGAACACACTGGAATTGTTGGAAAGATTCTCGAACAGATTGCTGGAGAAGAAGAACTTCAGAATCTTGAAGAAAAGAATGTTCCTACCAATCCATCTCTCTGGTCTAAAATGAAGTCCAGAGCAAAAGCAAAGTTTGATGTTTATCCTTCAGCTTATGCTAATGGTTGGGCAGCAAAAGAATACAAGAAAGCTGGTGGTGGTTGGAAGTCGGTAAGTGAGGAAGTTGAACTTGATGAAGCAGTAAGAGTCCCAGCAAAAACAGGAAACTTAATGCACGTAATGTTGACTTGGAAGGGTAAGATCTATTCACTGAAGATGTTCTTCCCACAAGTATCTCTTCCAAGTAGAAGTGATGTTCAGGATCAGATTGAAAAGGTTTATCCTGGATCTAGAGTTCAATCATACCATGTATCAGAGTATCAACCAGGCGAACCAATTGTTCATACTGAAGGAGCTGCTTGGACTCGTAAAGAGGGTCAGAATAAAGAGGGTGGACTTAATGAAAAAGGACGCGAATCTTACGAAAGAGAAAATCCAGGATCTGATCTTAAGTCGCCAAGTAAGAAGGTTGGAAATCCCCGCAGGGCATCATTCTGTGCCCGGATGTCCGGAATGAAGAAGAAATTAACTTCCTCAAAAACTGCTAACGATCCCAATAGCAGAATCAATAAGTCCCTTAGAGCTTGGAACTGCTAATGACTGGATCTATTAAAATTTTAGGAAACTCTCAACAATTATCAGGAATAGGAACGACAGTTTCAGATATTAATGGACTTGGATCACAGTATGTTTTAATTCAACATACTGGATCTGGAAATCACTATATAATTGAAAAAACTGGTGATGGAGTCACTGTTGGAACAGTTTATATGCCGTCCGAATCATTTCTATTAATCAAAAAAGAAAGAACTAATATTATATCTGTTAATAGTGGAAATGATATTTACGCAACTTCTGTAGTGTATCAAGGATAAAAACATTTTATGAGTGATGTATATCTTGGCAATCCACTTCTTAAGAAGGCTAATACACCAATCGAGTTTACTCAAGATCAGATTCTTGAGTTTGTACAGTGTAAAGAAGATCCGGTTTACTTTGCAAAGAACTATGTGAAGATTGTGACACTGGATAAGGGACTACAACCTTTTCAGATGTATCCCTTTCAGGAGAAGTTAGTTAATAATTTTCACAATCACAGATTTAATATCTGTAAGATGCCACGACAGACGGGTAAATCAACCACTGTAGTGTCCTTCCTGCTCCATTATGCCGTCTTTAATGATAATGTGAACATAGGTATCCTTGCAAACAAAGCAGCAACTGCAAGGGAACTCCTGGATAGGTTACAAACTGCATATGAGAACCTTCCCAAGTGGATGCAACAAGGTATTATATCATGGAATAAGGGTTCTTTAGAATTAGAGAATGGATCAAAGATTTTGGCGGCTTCTACGTCTGCAAGTGCTGTCCGAGGCATGTCATTCAATATCTTGTTCCTTGACGAATTTGCGTTCGTTCCAAACCATATCGCAGATTCCTTCTTTGCATCTGTTTATCCTACTATTACTTCTGGTAAGAGCACGAAAGTAATTATCGTTTCTACACCACACGGTATGAATCACTTCTACCGTATGTGGCACGATGCGGAAAAGAAGAAGAACGAATATATCCCAACTGACGTTCACTGGAGTGAAGTTCCTGGCAGAGATGAGGTGTGGAAGGCTCAAACAATAGCAAACACATCCGAACAACAGTTTAAGGTTGAGTTTGAATGCGAGTTTTTAGGGTCTGTTGATACTCTGATTGCTCCTAGCAAACTGAAGAGTTTAGTTTATGATCATCCACTCAAACGAAGTGCTGGTTTGGATGTTTATGAGGATGTAAAAGAGAATCATGATTATGTAATCACTGTTGACGTTGCTCGTGGAGTTGGAAACGATTACTCTGCCTTTACAGTTATAGACATTACAACTTTCCCACACAAAGTGGTTGCAAAGTATCGGAACAATGAAATTAAACCGATGTTGTTCCCAAGTATTATTGTGGATGTTGCAAAGAATTATAATGATTCTTACATCTTATGTGAAGTAAATGATGTTGGAGATCAGGTTGCAAGTATTGTTCACTATGACTTAGAGTACAATAATCTTCTTATGTGTTCGATGCGTGGTAGAGCTGGACAAATTGTTGGACAAGGGTTCTCTGGAAAGAAAACTCAACTTGGAGTTAAAATGTCCAAGACTGTTAAGAAGGTTGGATGTTTAAACCTCAAGACGATGATTGAGGAAAACAAACTTCTTCTTAATGATTATGAAATTATTGCAGAACTTACAACCTTTATTCAAAAACATAATTCATTTGAGGCAGAAGAAGGTTGCAATGATGACCTGGCTATGTGTCTGGTGATTTATGCTTGGTTAGTTGCTCAAGATTACTTTAAAGAACTTACTGATCAGGATGTTCGTAAGAGAATCTATGAAGAACAAAAGAATCAGATTGAGCAAGATATGGCACCTTTTGGATTTATTGTTGATGGGACAGATAGTGGTAGTTTTGTAGATTCTGATGGAGATAGGTGGTTTACTGATGAATATGGTGACAGAGCATATATGTGGGAGTATCTATCCTGATGGACTTGGACGGTCAAATTAAACTTGGACATTTACTTCTTAATGATAGAAAGTGCAGATCTTGTGGAGAAGTAAAAAATCTCATTGAGGGATTCTATAGAACAAGAAAAGATAGAGGCCAAGTTCCATCTTCATATTCTTATGAGTGTAAAGAGTGTACAATTAAAAGAATAATCACAAGTAGAATGACATCAAGAGTTTTAGATAGATGGGAATATCCCGATTGGTAGTTGTTCATACCATGTTTCCCCATTCAAAAAGTAGATTTTAATAAATATTTTTTAGTTAAACTGAGTAAAACAGGAGAAAAACATGGCGACTCCTCAATTATCTCCAGGCGTACTCGTCAGAGAGGTTGACTTAACTGTAGGAAGAGCTGATAATGTTTTAGATAATATTGGAGCTATTGCGGGCCCTTTTGCAATCGGTCCAATTGACGACCCAATTGACATCACCACAGAACAAGAATTAATTAACGTATTCGGAAAGCCACTCTCAACGGACGCTCAATACGAATACTGGATGAGTGCATCATCATTCCTCACATACGGAGGCGTTCTTAAGGTAGTAAGAACTGACGATAACGATTTAAAGACAGCTAACGCTGGTGTTGGTATTGCTTATACAACTACATTAAAAATTAAGAACTTTGATGATTACGAAGCAAATTACGAAGATGATATTGCTGACTATATTTTTGCAGCCAAAAATCCTGGTTCTTGGGCAAACAACCTTAAGGTTTGTGTAATTGACGATTTGGCCGATCAAACGATCGGAATTACAACTACCAATCCTGGATCTGCTGGGGCTGTAATTGGTTATGGAGTTTCAACACCACTCACTGGTGTAGTTATTCCTGGAGCTGGTTCAACATCAACCTTTACTGGATACATTAAAGGTATTATCACTGGTGTTACCACCGATTCTACAAGTAATGCCAAGAGTACTTTTGATGTTAAGATTATTTCAAGAGTCTCTACTGCAGGAACTGATACGGGTACTGAGTATCCTATTACTTACTCGGAAGGAAATTCAAACGCATCCTTCCAAGCTTCAGATACTATTGGATTTGTAAACAACTCTGGAGTTTCTACTGGTAATGGGTCAGTAACTTCAGCTGTTACCGTAGTAGATTGGTATGATCAACAAACTTTAGGTCTTACCAATACTTCAATTTTCTGGAGATCTATTGCTCCAAAACCAATTTCTAACGGTTATGTAACCGATAGAAGTGGTAAGAATGATGCACTTCACGTTGTCGTTGTTGATGATACTGGAGATGTAACTGGTATTCAAGGCAATTTACTTGAAAAGCACTTAAATCTTTCTAAGGCATCAGACGCTGTTTCTGATATTAATCCTCCACAGAAGAACTTCTGGAAGGATTATGTCGCACTTTATTCTTCAAATCTCTATGTTGGAGATAATCCATCAACTGGAATTGATGCCTACAATGGAACTGTACCTGTAGCTACAGGATTCTCTAGTGGTTGGACAGCTATTACTGAGAGTGATGGATCATGGAATGAACCAGCACAAGGAAAAACCTACAGCGCTATTGGAAATGTAACTTACGTTTTGAATGGTGGAGTTGACTATGATTCCAACGGTGGAATGACAGCTACTCTTGGAAATCTGTTCACTTCTTATAATCTCTTCTCAAATAGAGATGAAATTGAACTTGACTATCTGATCATGGGTCCAGGACTTGGTAATAAGTTCGAGTCTCAAGCAAAAGCAAATCACCTGATTTCAATCGCTGAACAGAGAAAAGATTGTATCGCTGTTATTTCTCCTCACAGAGCTGATGTTGTAGATATCACAAACCCAGATACTCAGACTGATAACGTTATTCAGTTCTTCTCTCCACTTTCTTCTTCATCTTACGCAATCTTTGATAGTGGATACAAGTACACTTACGACAGATTCAATAATAAATTCCGTTATATTCCATGTAACGCTGATGTTGCTGGATTATGTGTAAGAACTTCGATCTTTGCATATCCTTGGTTCTCACCAGCTGGACAACAAAGAGGTATTCTTAACGGAGCTATCAAACTTGCATACAATCCAAGCAAGGCTCAGAGAGATCAACTTTATCCTAAGAGAATTAACGCAATTGTTAATCAACCAGGAACTGGAATCCTTCTGTTTGGTGATAAGACAGCTCTTGGATACGCATCAGCATTTGATAGAATTAACGTTCGTCGTTTGTTCTTAACCGTAGAACAAGCTCTTCAAAAGTCAGCAGAAGCACAACTCTTCGAACTGAACGATCAAATTACAAGAGCAAACTTTGTTAATATTGTTGAACCTTATCTCCGTGATGTTCAGGCAAAGAGAGGTCTCTATGGATTCTTAGTTGTTTGTGATGAAACAAATAACACTCCTGATGTAATTGATAATAATGAGTTCAGAGCTGATATCTTCCTGAAACCAGCTAAGTCCATTAACTACGTCACACTTACCTTCGTTGCCACCAGAACTGGTGTAAGTTTCGAAGAAGTTGTTGGTAGAGTTTGATTTTAGATTATAAATTACTAAAGGAGGAACCTAAAAATGGCACAAATTCCAACAAGAGGCATTTCACAATTTAAATCAAAACTGATCGGTGGTGGTGCTCGTCCTAATTTATTTGAAGTTGACGTTACCTTTCCCACAGGTGTAAACCTTGGAGTTCAAGGAGACGGAACTGGTCAATTTGATAAGGAAAATTTCCGTTTCCTTTGTAAATCAGCTGCACTTCCTGCTTCAACGGTAACTCCAATTCCCGTTCCTTTTAGAGGAAGAGAATTGAAGGTAGCTGGAGACAGAACCATTGATGTCTGGACAGTATCGGTAATTAATGATGAAAACTTCTCACACAGAAGAGCATTTGAAGCTTGGGTTCAAAACGTAGCTCAGTATGGAGATCATTCTGGTTTAACCAACCCTAATGATTACATGGGAAATGCTATTGTTTATCAACTTGGCAGAAGTGCATCAAACACTCAGGGAAATAACACCACTGGAGAAAATGCCAATATTTTGGCACAATATCGTTTTATCGATATTTTCCCAACTGGTATTTCTGAGATTGGACTTTCTTATGACCAAGGAAACACCATTGAAGAGTTTACTGTTGAGTTCCAAGTTCAGTACTGGTTCCCTGAGGCACCTGGAACTGGAGCATAATAAATAGATCATAAGTAGACAAGAACTTTAATAATGGCAAAATTGTTTGGATTCTCTATTGAGGATAACGAACCACTATCACCAAGTACAGTCAGTCCCGTTCCTCCAAATAATGAGGATGGGACTGACCACTACTTGAGTAGTGGTTTTTTTGGTTCTTATGTTGATATTGAGGGAGTTTATAGAACTGAGTTTGATTTAATTAAACGATATCGTGAGATGGCACTTCATCCAGAATGTGATAGTGCTATTGAAGATATTGTAAACGAAGCAATTGTATCAGATACGAATGATAGTCCTGTTCAGATTGATTTAGATAATCTAAACGCAAGTGACGGTATTAAGAAAAAAATCAGGGATGAGTTTAAGTATATTTTAGAACTGTTAGATTTTGATAAAAAGTCTCACGAAATCTATAGAAATTGGTATGTTGATGGTCGTCTTTACTATCATAAAGTAATTGACTTAAAAAATCCACACGAGGGTATTCAAGAACTTAGATATATTGATGCACTTAAGATGCGTTACGTAAGGCAAAATAAGAAAACAAAAAATGACGATCGC